TATTGGGTAAGATTTCTGATGTAGGGCTATTTGCCGAAAAGTCAGAAGTGACCGTTACGCACCAGTCTACGGACGATCTGAAAGCAAAATTACGACAAAAACTAGAGAAAATAGTAAATCCGCCTGAAGTTGATGGCGACGAAGTCGTAATCGACGCAGAGGTGGTAAATGAGTAAGACATACATACACGTAAATCAACATAAAATACGTTCTAACCTCAAAAACGGGACAAATGAGCCTGTTATTACAGTAAAAAAGGGCAAAAACAACACATATTGCCGTTCTGTAACCATAAATGGGCCATCTACAGTGTTACAAAGTTTAACTGACAAGCCAATTCTTAGTTGTGGGGCACGTGTTGTTATAGAAACCACGTCTCCGATAGAGATTTTAGAGTAATGAGTGACCTTACCGAAGAAGAAATTGGCCAAATTCTGGACAATCTGGACAAATTTAGTCCAGAAGAGGTCACTGAGATCGAAAAGATGGTGGATGAACTAGACGCTCGCCACGAAAACCAAGCAGCATATGATGATTTAATAGAGTTTTGTAAGCGTATGCAGCCAGATTACATTGTAGGTAAGCATCACCGCATTTTGGCGGACATGTTGATGGGTTTAGAAGATGGAAGTAAGGATCGGGCATGTGTAAACATTCCTCCACGGCATGGGAAGTCTCAATTAGTGTCAATTTTCTTTCCGGCATGGTTTTTAGGGCGAAATCCAGACAAAAAAGTGATGATGGTGTCGCATACAACCGATCTAGCGGTAGATTTTGGTCGAAAAGTGCGTAATTTGTTGGGTTTACAGGACTATAAAGACATATTTCCTACAGTACAATTAGCTACAGATTCCAAGTCTGCGGGGCGTTGGAACACTAATATGGGCGGTGAATACTACGCATGTGGTGTTGGATCGGCACTAGCTGGTCGTGGTGCACACTTGTTATTGGTAGATGACCCACATTCTGAGCAAGATGTTATTAATGGTAACTTTAGTGTGTTTGAGAAAGCGTACGAATGGTTTACATTTGGTGCTCGTACACGTTTGATGCCCGGTGGTAGGGTAGCAATTATCCAGACTAGGTGGCACATGGATGATCTAACAGGGCGTGTAGTTAAGGATATGAGTCAGAACGACAAATCTGACCAGTATGAAGTTGTGGAGTTTCCTGCAATTATTGAAACAGAAGATAAGGAAAGTGGGGAACTTATAGAAAAACCGTTGTGGCCTGAGTTTTTTGATATGGCTGCGTTGGAACGTACGAAAGCGTCAATGCCATTGTTCCAATGGAATGCACAGTATCAGCAACAGCCAACAGCGGAAGAAGCAGCTATTGTAAAAAGAGAGTGGTGGCAGATATGGGAGAAAGAAAACCCTCCTATATGTGAGTACATTATTATGTCACTGGATTCTGCCGCCGAAAAACACAACAGGGCTGACTTTACTGCGCTAACTACTTGGGGTGTATTTTTCAATGAAGAGACAAATGCACATAACATCATACTGTTAAATAGTATAAAGGAACGTTTAGAGTTTCCTGAGTTAAAAGAATTGGCTATGGAACAGTATACGATGTGGGATCCAGATGCGTTTATTGTAGAGAAAAAGAGTTCTGGTGTTGCATTGTATCAAGAAATGCGGAGAATGGGACTTGTTATACAAGAATATACCCCTCACCGTGGATCTGGTGATAAACTAGCAAGACTAAATTCTGTATCTGATATTATTGCATCTGAACTTGTTTGGGTACCACAGACGCGATGGGCAGAAGAAGTTATAGAAGAAATAGCGGGATTCCCATTTATGAGTAACGATGACTTGGTGGATTCTACAATTATGGCGCTTATGCGATTTAGGCAGGGCGGATTTATACGGCTACCTTCAGATGAGCCAGAAGAAACTAAATACTTCCAAAGGCGAAGTGTCGGATATTACTAGAGGTTAAGAGATGGCTATTGAGAAAAGTTTGATGACGGAGGCTCCTGAAGGTGAGAACCTAACGGGCGAAGAGCTAGAGATTGAGATTATAAATCCTGATGCAGTTATCCTAGATGACGGTAGCGCTGAGGTTACTATTATTCCCGGCGATGATGAAGAGGAATCAGAGTTTGATGCTAACCTATCAGAAATGTTAGATGAGCGGGATAAAAATATACTGGTCGATGAGTTGATGGGGCTGGTAGAGTCAGATATACAGAGCCGTAAGGATTGGGCTGAGACTTACGTAAAAGGACTAGACATCCTTGGATTTAAGTACGAGGAGCGTACCGCACCGTGGGAAGGAGCTTGCGGGGTACACTCTACTGTATTAGCAGAAGCGGCTATTCGTTTCCAAGCAGAGGCTATGGCAGAAACATTTCCTGCACAAGGCCCAGTCAAAGTAAAGATCTTAGGTAAAGAAACTCGTGAGAAAGAAGAAGCGGGTGAGCGCGTACGTGCGGACATGAATTACGAGCTAACAGACCGTATGGTGGAGTACCGCCCTGAGCATGAAAGAATGCTATATAGCCTAGGACTTGCAGGATCGGCGTTTAAGAAGGTTTACTTTGATCCTAATATGGGTAGACAGTGCGCCATCTATATTCCAGCAGAAGACGTTATAGTGCCTTATGGAGCATCTAACATCGAAGAAGCGGAACGTGTTACTCATGTAATGCGTAAGACTAAGAATGAATTACGTAGGCTACAAGCTAACGGGTTCTATGAAGATATAGATATGGATGATCCACAACCATATCAGACTGACATTGAAGAGCGTAAGGCGGAAGAAGCTGGTTATCATATGACTAGTGATGACCGCTATACTATATATGAAATACATGCAAACCTTGTCATTGAAGGTATTGATGATGAAGATGACTTAGCTAAACCTTATGTAGTTACTCTAGAACGCGGTACAGGCGAGTTACTATCTATTAGACGTAATTATGAAGAGGATGATGAGTTAGAACGTAAGCGTCAACACTTTGTACATTACGTATATGTGCCCGGATTTGGCTTCTACGGCCTTGGATTGATCCACATAATAGGGGGGTACGCTAAAGCTGGAACCTCGCTCATACGTCAATTGGTGGACGCTGGTACACTATCCAACCTTCCGGGGGGTCTAAAATCACGTGGTTTGCGGATTAAAGGTGATGATGAGCCTATCGAGCCGGGTGAGTTTAAAGATGTAGATGTGCCATCAGGTAGCATACGTGACAACATTATGCCGCTACCATATAAAGAGCCTAGTCAAACTCTGCTAGCGTTACTTAATCAGATTACTACAGAAGGTCGTAGACTGGGTGCAGTGGCTGATATGGACATCTCTGATATGTCTGCGAACGCGCCAGTTGGTACTACCCTAGCTTTGTTGGAGCGTACATTGAAGCCTATGGCTGCTGTACAGGCTCGTGTGCATTATGCGATGAAGTTAGAGTTCCGTATGTTGAAAGACATAATGGCAGAGCATGCGCCAGAGGAATATGGGTACGAACCAGCTAGGGGTGAGGTGACTGCTCGTAGACAAGACTATGAGACGGTAGAAGTAATCCCTGTAAGTGATCCTAATAGTACGACTATGGCACAGCGTGTAGTTCAGTATCAGACTGTATTGCAGATGTCGCAACAGGCCCCACAAATTTATAACCTACCCCAGTTACACCGTCAGATGATTGAGGTGTTGGGTGTGAAAAACGCGGACAAGTTGGTACCTACGAAAGACGATGTAAAACCAACAGATCCGATCAGCGAGAACATGAACGCGCTAACGGGTACCCCCATAAAAGCGTTCTTGAATCAAGACCACGAAGCCCACATTGCTACGCATACTGCGTTCTTACAAGATCCTATGGTCGGTGGCACATTGGGTAAAAACCCTGCAGCGCAGCAGATGATGCAAGCGATGCAAGCGCATATAGCAGAACACGTTGGATTCCGTTACAGAGCACAACTAGAGAAGAAGCTAGGCGCACCGTTGCCGCTACCAAACGAAGAGCTAGTACCAGAGATAGAAGTAGAACTATCACGTCTAGCTATGGAAGCAGGTCAACAGCAATCAGCGCAGAACCAACAGAAAGCAGCAGCGCAGCAAGCGCAAGCTAAAGCACAAGATCCTATCATCCAACTCAAGCAACAAGAGATGCAACTCAAGCAACAAGAAGTGCAACTCAAAGCGCAGAAAGACCAGCTTGAGGCTCAGATCAAACAAGCTGAGGTACAGCGTAAAACTCAGAAAGATCAGATGGATGCCCAAATTGATTTACAACAACTGGAGATTGAACGTCAGGAGTTGGAGATTGATGCCCAAAAAGCGGGTGCGAAACTGGCGGCAGATAGACGTACCGCTAACACTAAACTTGACCTAGAACTTATGAAGACTGAGGTCAACGCTATTAACCAAAAACGTAAGGAATAACTTATGGCTACTACCGTCTTAGACGTGCTTATAGAGAAGATAGATGATGGTGTTAAAAACACTGAATACTATCTAGCTGCAGGTAATGCCAAAGACTACGCCCAGTACAAAGAAACTGTGGGTGTAATCCGAGGTCTAAAATCTGCTAAAACTTTTATTTCAGAAGTACAGACACATTTGGAGGATGATGATGAGTGAGTTAAAGATCGTTCAGAAAGATCCCGAAAATGCAGATGAACTTGAAAACGCGTTACCTACGCCTGTTGGATATAGAATACTTGTTGCTTTGCCTAAAGTAGAAGAAACTTTCGGTGACACTCGTATTATTAAATCTAGCAAAGAGCAACACTTAGACCATGTTCTATCTACTATTGGTTTAGTTATAGATATGGGTCTAGAAGCCTACTCTGATAAAGAGCGCTTTGATACCCCTTGGTGTAAGACAGGTGACTACGTTATGTTCCGTGCTAATACTGGCACGCGTTTTAAAATTGGTGACACAGAGTTCCGCTTGATGAATGATGATTCAGTAGAAGCTGTAGTCCCAGATCCCCGTGCAGTAGCACGAGCGTCATAAGGAGAATAAAATGGGTTTTCAAAAAGTTGAGTTTGAGTTTCCTGATGAGCAGGAAGAAAAGGGCCTAGAGATCGAGGATACTAGTGCAGTAGAAATTGATCTATCTGGGAAGAAAGAGGCTGATGATTATAAAGAGCCAGAAGTAGGGGTTGAAGATACGGAAGAAGTCGAAATAGAAGTAGTCGATGATACTCCTAAGAAAGACCGTAAGCGCAAGACTTCTGAGCCACCTGAAGACGTTACAGAAGAAGAGTTAGAAAATTACTCTGAGAAAGTACGTAAACGTATTCAGCATTTTAGTAAAGGCTACCACGATGAACGCAGAGCAAAAGAGTCTGCTGAGCGTGAACGTAAAGAACTTGAACGGTACGCTAAACATCTATCAGAAGAAAACAAGGTGCTCAGTGAGTCAAAAGCAAAAGCACAAGAAGCACTGTTAGAAAGTTCTAAAAAAGAAGCAGAAAAAGACGTTAACGTAGCTAAGTATGCGTACAAGAAAGCGTACGATGCGGGAGACGCAGAAAAAGTTTTAGCTGCACAGGAGAAGTTGACAGACGCTAAAATGAAGCTAGGTAAGTTAGCAGATATTTCTTTACAAGAAGAAGAAACTCCTGTACAAAGTGAACAAAGGGCAGCACAACCTGACGAAAAAGCATCAAACTGGGCAAAAGAGAACACTTGGTTTGGTGATGACGAGGAAATGACTGCTTATGCTATGGGTGTACACAACAAGATTGTACGAGAAGGTGTAGATCCTAGCAGTGAAGAATACTACGAGACTATTAATTCTCGTATGCGTTCAACCTTTTCTGATTACTTCGGAGAAGATGGACAAACAGGGCAAGAAACTAAGAAGCGAAAATCTAATGTGGTCGCTCCCGCATCGCGGAGCACGTCGCCCAAGAAGGTGACATTAACGCGGACACAAGTAGCTATCGCTAAGAAATTAGGAGTACCGCTTGAACTATACGCCAAAAAGGTTGCTGAAGAGATGAGGAAAGTATAATGGCTGAGAACAGACTAAACCGTGAATTAGAGACTCGTGAAAAGACTGCTCGTAAAACTGCATGGAAACGTCCAGAAGTTTTACCGTCTCCCACTCCAGAAGAGGGATATGTATACCGTTGGATTCGAGTTGCAAATCAGGGACAAGTGGATGCCACTAATGTCTCATCTAAATTAAGAGAAGGTTGGACTGCTGTAAAAGCGTCAGATCACCCAGAAATTACACTTGTTACTATCGAGAACGATAGATTTAAAGACAATGTAGTTATTGGTGGTTTGATGTTGTGTAAAGCGCCTATTGAGTTAGCTAATGAACGTAATGAACATTACGCTGAACAAACCGCTTCGCAAATGAATGCAGTCGATAACAACCTTATGAGGGAAAATGATCCTAGAATGCCTATCTTTAATGATAGAAAGTCTAAGGTCACTTTCGGTAAAGGCTAATTTAATTTTTTAGGAGTTTATCATGGCTGCTACAGCTTCTCCATACGGGCTAGTTCCCGTAAAAAATGCTGATGGGTCTGCCTATAATGGTGCCCGTGACGCATTTTCAATCTCATCATCATCCGGTAATATCGGTTATGGTTCGGTTGTATTTCTACACGACGGCGTAGTAACCCTTTCTTTAAAGAGTGGGTCTGCTAACAATGGCAATAACTTTGGTGCTGCTGCTAACATTGGTGCGCTTGGCGTATTTGTTGGTTGTGAGTACATTAACTCAGAAGGTCAATTGATCTTTAGTCAGTATTTCCCTACTGGCACAACAGGCGCTACTGCGTATGTTGTTACTGATCCGGGTGTTACTTTCCAAGCTCAAGCTGCTGGCGCTGTTGCCTCAACTGTTCTTGGACATAACGTTCACTTCTCTGAAGATCAGGCTTCTGGTAAAACTAACACCACAACTGGTAAATCTACAATGGCTCTCGCTGCGGCTGAAACAACAGACTGCGCGTTTAAAATTGTTGGGTTTAGTGACCGTGGCGAGTCTGTTGCCGGAGACACTGCAACAGATCTATTGGTTAAGTTCAATCCAAATTATCACAGCATGCTTAATGCTACTGTAGGGAGTGCTTCATAATGGCTATTTCAAGATCACAACTGCTAAAGGAATTACTCCCCGGACTGAATGCGTTATTTGGTTTGGAGTATTCCAAATATGGTGAAGAGCACAAAGAGATTTTCGAGACTGAAACCTCTGACCGTTCTTTTGAAGAAGAAACTAAATTGTCAGGCTTCGGTGCGGCTCCTACTAAATCAGAAGGCGCTTCAATCGAGTATGACAATGCGCAAGAAGCGTTCACTGCACGCTACACGCACGAAACCGTTGCTATGGGTTTTGCAATCACTGAAGAAGCGATTGAAGATAACTTGTATGACTCTTTGTCTGCTCGTTATACCAAAGCATTGGCTCGCGCTATGGCGTACACAAAGCAAGTTAAAGCTGCTTCTGTGTTGAACAACGCTTTTGCTGCTGGTACTACTTATGGTGATGGTGTAGCTCTATGTAGCGCTGCCCACCCATTAGTATCTGGTGGCACTAACTCAAACACCCCTACTGTTGCATCTGACCTTAACGAAACTTCTTTGGAAGCGGCTGTTATTCAAATTGGTCAGTGGACAGATGAGCGTGGTTTGAAAATTGCTGCGCAACCTAAGAAGCTAATTATCCCATCTAACCTACAGTTCGTAGCGACTCGTTTGCTTGAAACTGAAGGTCGTGTGGGTACTGCTGATAACGACGTTAATGCCCTAGCGAACAATGGTTCGATTCCGGGCGGCTACGCAATCAATCACTATATAACAGATACTGATGCGTGGTTCTTAACTACTGATATTCCTAACGGATTGAAGCACTTTGTTCGTGCGAAAATGGCTACCTCTATGGACGCTGATTTCGATACTGGCAACAGCCGCTACAAGGCGCGTGAGCGTTACTCGTTCGGTGTATCTGAC